GGTTCAAGAATATGGAGATAGCAATGTATTTAATTCAATAACTACTAATCGTAATTGGTATGCAGAGGGCACATTTTTAAGATGTAGAGAATTAGATATAACTGTGCAAGATTTATACGCAGCCCCTATACCTAACGCAGTTGTATCTATATTTCAGATGCCAAACTATAAAGAAAAATGGGCAGGGTACACTAATGAATATGGTAAATTATTAACTATTAATGGAGATAACCCCCATATTGTAGAAAGAGAAGAAACATCCCAAAATACCTTCCAAAATTGGAGCAATGATTTAGCAGGAAAGACTGCATATCATATAATCCAAGTAGTTGCAGAAGGTTATAAAAAACACGAGGAAGCATTTGAAAACACAGAGGATAGAACATTTGTAATAACTTTAATTCCAGATGATAATCAATATACTGAAAAATTAATTGAGGGAACTATAAATTCAGATAGATTAATTGGGGAAATAACATCCACAAGTGTGTCTGGAGAGGTTAGTTTAACAAACATATCAGGAATAATAGAGGTAGATTAAATATGACAAACGAAATTAGTGTTTATAGAGGAGATACAAAAACATTTACTTGCGTAGTAACTGATTCATTAGGAGATGCTTTTGATTTAACAGGATACACTGCTAAGTTCACAGTTAAAACTGATTCATCATTACCAGATACTAGTTCAACTATAGGACCAATAACTGGCACAATATCCACACCTGCCACAGGAATTATAGAATTTAGTTTATCAGTTACGGATACCAATAAACCCGCAGGAGTTTATTATTATGATGTGCAAGTAAACCAGTCCACAACTAATGTTTATACAGTTGTAAGTTCAACATTCACAATTGTGCAAGACACAACAAAAGCAACAAGTTAAAGGAGTAATTAATATGCCACGAAAATCAAATAATGAAGAATCATACAGTACAAAGGAAGTTATGGAAAAACTAAACGATTTACACGAAATAGTCCAAAGAATAGAAATCCAAACCACAAAAACAAATGGGCGAGTAAACGCATTAGAAGAACGTTCTAAGTCTAATGTTGATACTTTTAATAGGGAAAAGGACACTTTTGAAAGAAGGTTGTGCGGTTTAGAAGAATCCAATCTTAAAGCAAATATGAAGATAGCGGCAATAAGTGCAACAATTGGAGTTGTAGTATCAATCATAACAATGGTATTAAGTAAATTATTATAAAAAAATAAATAGGAAGATGGATATGATAAAAAAAGATAGAAATTCAGAACTATATACTCCTGTAAAGGACATAGACTTAAAAAAACCAATAGCAAATATGGAACAAGCTACCGATACTGCCAACTATTGGAATGGGGGGTTTATTGGGACTAAGGATATTTTTAAGGCATATATTCCATACTTCCTATACAAGCCACCTTTTGGATATCCAAGAACGGATATTGATATTATTAATGTTAAAAAGCTCGGACTAACTCCTTATGTTTGGAATGTTAAGAAAGCATTAATGGATAGGATATCTTCGGTGGATTGGGATATCAAGCTTAAAGACAAGAAAGCAATTATGACTCCAGAGTTACAAGCCAAAGCTGATAAAATAAAAGAGTGGTTTAGTAATCCAAACGGTAATTTTGAAAGCTGGTGTGATATTCAAAAAGCATTATTGATGGATATATTTGATTTTGATAGTGGGGTATTGGTTAAAGTATTTGATAAATCCCAGAAGTTCAGTCAAGTATTTGCAAGGGCTGGAGAAACGTTTTTGCAGAATCCCAATGTTTATGGATATTTAGGTGACAGGGCAGACTTTGTGGACACAAGCTTAATGCAATCAGCTGATGCTTCTTATGTTAGACAAATGTATAAAGATAGTTATTCAGAAACTGCAGCCTACTTTCAATATGGTTGGACTCCTGGAAGTATGCCTATTCCCTTTGGTAAAAGAGAGATAATATATTTAAAAATGAACAGTCGTTCAGATTCTATATATGGGCGTAGTCCTGTTCAAGTTCTTTATGAAACAATATTGATTCTTATATATGGTGGTAGATATAATTTAGATGCCTATATAAACAATAATTTACCACAGGGTATAATGTCAGTAGAAGGGGCTACCCAATCACAAATAGATAATATACAATCCAGATTACAAGATAAAGTCTCTATGCAAGACACATTTGATAACTTTGTAAGAAAACCATACTATTTTCCAATGTTAAACAAGAAAGTAGAATATAATAGTTGGTTTGTTAATCCGGCAGAACTACAAATACTCGAGCAACAGAAATGGTATCAACAATTGGTATGGCAATCATTTGGTGTAACTCCTGATGAAATGGGTGTTACAGAAGATAGCAATAGAGCCGTTGCTAATGAACAAGCAAAAATAGTTAAAAAAAGAGCAATCAAACCGATCCTAAAGCAATTCGAGTATGCTTGGAATAGGGAGCTTATGCCTGAGCTTGACCCTGAGGGATTATTTGTTTTTGAATATGATTATTATGATGTAGAGGAAGACTTTAGAAAGAACGAGCTTTATGAAAAGAAATTAAGCTATATGACTAAGAACGAGATTAGAGAACTAGAAGACTTAAAACCAATTGATGGTGGTGACCAGTTTGAGAGTTCAATGCAGAATCCTTTTAATCAAGATTCTGATTTCGGAACACAAGATAAGAATAAAGAACAAGATATGAATAAGGACAAAAACGAACCGGAAGACGAACCAAAGGATAAATTATTCAAACCAACAAAAGCAGAAACCAAGTCTAATAAGAAACCAGAAAACGAATATGAAAAGGAACTTATTAACTTTTATAAAGACTTAGAAGTTGCAGTTGAAAAGGTTGCAAAGGAGCGGTTATAAATATGGAACTACCTGCTAAAAAGATTGAACAACTAATCAAAGATTTATCATTACCAACTACATTAATAACTGCGTTAAATTTAGATATTACTGACGCATATTATAAAGGTATAGAAAATATTGAAATTGTGGTTAATCGCAATATTATTGATGTTAATCCAGAAACTATACAATTTCTCAAGCAATACAATTTTGATTTAATCAAAGGTATTAATGCTGACTTGGCAAAGAAACTAAGAAATATATTAACTAATAAGCTAATGCAAAATACACCCAAAACACAAGTGATTAAACAAATCCAAGAAGCTTTTAACGCATCTAAAGTTAGAGCAGAAATGATTGCAAGAACTGAGACAATGAGAGCATTTGGAATTGGACAACTAGAAGCCGCAAAAGCAAGTGGGCTACAAATGAAGAAATACTGGCTAACTGCGAGAGATGAAAGAAGATGTCCTATTTGTTCAAGATTAGGTAATAAGCACAGTAATTTACATCCGATAAACATAGATAAAAACTTTGTAGACTCTGAAAGTGGAACGAGTGTATTAACACAACCTGCACATCCCAGATGTAGATGCAAAGTTATTTTTGTGCCAGTTGGAATTAAATAAGAGTAATGTATATAAACAATAAATTGACTAAAATAAAATAGAGTGAATATATATGGAATATAAATACTTAGAACAATTTGAGTGGGAAGAAGTTATCCTTAAAGGGGTTAAGAAATACACAATAGAGGGCTATGCTTCAACTATAAACGAAGATTTATCCCAAGAATATGTTACCAAGTCCGCACAAATGGATATACTCGACCAAATCAAAGGACGACTAATCACAGTTGATGTAGAACACGAGGTTTGGTATGATGATAAGACAGGAAAACCTATTAGCAAACCAAATTCTGTAATTCCAGTAGCTAAGGTTATTGATGCTGAACTACGTGAAAAAGGGGTTTGGATTAAATGTGAGTTTAACGAATCTGCACCAAAGTTCAAGAACGTTTGGGATAGTATAGTTAATGGTTTTGTTCATTCATTTTCAGTGGCTTTTTATCCTGTAGAAGCGGTTAGGAGAAAGGTTGGAGATGGAATTAAATCATTTGTGAATAGACTGAATTTAGTAAATATTACACTTACAGGCAACCCTTGTAATCCCGAAGCAAGATTTACGCCAGTAATGAAAACAATATCAGATGAGTTTAACACAAATTCATTTATTGATAAATCGGAGGAGACAAATATGTCCGAAGTAGAAACAAAAACTGCTGAATCCGAAATCATTAATATAACAGAAACAGATGCTAATATTAAGGTTCAAGCCCCAGAGAATCCAGAAAAGGAATCTGAAAAGGCAAAGGACACAGAAGCAGATGATAATGTTAAAGATGATGAAGAGGATGAAGACAAGAAAGCTAAAAAGAAAGCAATCGAAGAACTTGCAATCTTGAAAAAGCAAAACGAAGAGTTAGAACTTAAACTCAAATCATTAACAGAAAAGGTTAATGTTCTTGAAAAGACTCCAGTAATGAAGGCAATCCAAGAACCAATGGTTATCACAAAAGAAAACGCAAAGGAATTTGATATATTCAAATACATAAAATAAATAAAATAAAAGGTGAATAGGATATGGCTTTTACATCAGGTTTAGGAAATATGGACTCCATAGGAGCATACACAAATTATTTTGGTAGTTTACCACACGGTACTGTGTATTTCGACCCAATGGGAACAAGAGGAGTACAAATAGATAAGAAAACATCACAACAGGTTATTTCTGGAGTAAATCCAGTTATTAAAGCAATGGGCACAACTTCAGGTGGTGCAGGTACAGCAGGTTATGCAATGGTACCTGTATTCGTAGACCCAAGAGTAGTTGATAGAACAAGAAAGCAAACTCCATTAGTAAATATTCTCCCAAGAGTATCAAATATGGGTATGACTGCAGATTATAATGTAATAACTGCAAAGGGTGGTGCAATAACAGCAGCAGAAGATGCAACTTTAACAGAAACAAACACAACCTACGATAGAGCATCAACATCAATTAAATCATTATACGCAATTGGTAGAGTAACAGGACAAGCAATAGCCGCAGTTCCACCATACACAACGGATTCAATGACAGGCGGAACAAACGCAGTTGGAGATGCAGGATTCAATAATTCTTATGCTTCAAACGCATTACAAATGGAAGTTTTAGTAAAAACAAGAGAAATCAAAGAACTTGAAGAAGGGTTAATTTTAATGGGTAATGCAACCACTTCAGTTTATGGTGGTGCAAACGGAACAGAATTCGATGGATTAACAGTACTCCAATCAACAACTAATAAGGTTGATAAGAACACATCTGCAGTTGCATTATCAGACTTAGACTTGGCTTTACAATACGCTTACGATGACGGTGGATTCCCAAATATCGGTGTTTGTGATAGTTCAACTTATAGTGATATCCTAAAATTATTATCTGAAAGAATTGGGTATTTAAATTCACAATACGAAACAGAATTTGGATTCACAGCTATTAAGTATAATTCAATGGTTGGACAAGTAACAATCATACCAAGCAGGTTTATGTCAACTACAACAGGTTCAAAAGCAATTTATTTCTTTGATACATCTGTAATTGAAGTAAGAGTATTACAAGATTTAACTTACGAGGAACTTGCAAAAACAAATGATTCAAAGAAGTTTATGCTTAAGGAATACTTAACAGTAATCAACAGAGCAACAGCTTTCTGTTCATTTGTAGGAGAAATAGCTTAAGTAATTAAGGGATAAGGGGTTTAATCCCCTTATAATATTTATAAATTAAATGGGTGATTAAATGACAGCAACAACAGTAGCATTAGAGCACGTTTGTCCTTTGGGTGGGGTTGGTGCAAGCGGTTTGAAGATTGGGTTTGTTAATTCACAAGCTAAAGCCGCACAGAACGATACTTGGGTAGTCTCTGAGGCAAAGCAAGTAATTTGGGCTTGTCCAACAGTAGATGCCACAGGTGCAACAGGAACATACACATTAGCAACAAACGTAATTACATTAACATCCGCAACAACAGGAGCACATAGCGGAATTGTGTTATTCATATAAGATAAAAATTAAGGAGAATGATTAGATATGGCAGCAGCAGAAATGACAGAAACAGTAGTTGGAGGTTTAATCTCTGGAGCAAGTTCTAAAACAGGTAGTGGATTAGTAGCAGGAATTTATACCGCAACAATAGTAACCACAGCAGACTGGATTATATTTGGTGACTTTGCAGAAGTTAAGTCAGTATATGGTACTGTAAATTCTAGTGGAGCTTACCAAGTTTGCACAATAGATGGAACTACTAAAAACAAAGTAACAATTACTACTACAGGAGCATCTACATTTTTAGTAATTGGAACACCAGCAACAGCTTAAGTGATAAAGTATGGTGTGTTTATGTTGTGGAAATTGTTGTAAATACATTGTATTTCTCATTCCACACAAGAACTATACCCAAGATGAATTAAATTATTATAATTATCGTGGAATCAAGTTTGAAAGAGTGAATCGTGCAATAGATAGGCAAATAATTCCTTGCAAGTGTAATCAATTAGATGAAAATAATAAATGTAAGATATTTGAAAATAGACCTGATATATGTAATAAATCAAAAAGACCAAGTAATCAAAAAGTATGGATACCACCAAACTGCACTGACGAAATATGATTGAAAAAAAGTTTATACAAATTAATTGGAAAATTAGTGATAATAATAATAATTCTCAACAAGCAATAATCATAAAAACCCAAAAAATATTTAAGTTTATAAAAAAGTGATTTTCAATGTATATAAAAAATTCAGAGGTTCGTCAGATAATTGGAGTAAATGAGGCATCAATTATTTCTGAAAGTGTGTTGCAATCATCTATTGAATTTGCAGAAGACGAAGTTGATAGACTCACAAATACCACTTATTACCCTATTGAAGATTCAGGCACTGTAACCACTTTAACAGGAACTACTTTATCGGACTCATCTAAAAGTTGGATTGCTGATTCTTGGATTGGTTACGCAGTTTATATTTATGCCGGTACTGGTAAAGGAC